TGTTCGCTATTATACATAGCTATGTTAGCACCTAAGTTAGAGAAAAACTGATTTGTTTGGTTTTCACTAGAAGCATTAAACTGTTTAGATGCATTCATTGCCGCTTGATCTGTTAGTAATGCATTTGTAAGTTGTTGGTTCTTCATTAAGGCTGTTTGCTGTGTATTAGCTAAATTAGCCATATCTGTGTCTAAGAAAGCTTTAGCGTTTTGCACTGCAGACTGTTGACGGTTATTTAGGTTAGTCATATCTAGTTGTGACATAGCCGCCACATCTGCAAGTATCTTAGCATTCTTAGCGTTTAAGTTAGTAAGATCTACTGTCTGTGCCATACGAGCATTCTCAAGGGCTACCTGTTGTTCTGCAGTAAAGTTCATGTTAGCTATTTCAGATATCTTAGCAGAGTTAGCTACACGAGATTGAAACTCTTGGTTAAACTCTAGGCCAAGGAAGTCTGCACGTTTCTCTGCTGCAAACATAGCAGTCTGTTGTTTGTTACTTAAGTTAGTAAGTTCAAACTTAGCAGATGTTTGTGAATCCTGTACAGCTATAGGTAAAGCGCTTTCCATTGCCGCTTGTATCATAGCTTGTCCTGCCATTGATGAAGCCGACAAACCACGAGAAGCCATCTTAGATGCCGCATTACGCATAGCACCTGCCGCCCAAGCAGGAGGAGACTTACCTTCAAAGTCAGCCATCAAGCCTGTAAGCTGACCCTGTACTGTAGCGTCTGATGATGGTGCGCCTGTAGCTGCTTGAAAGTTAGTTTCATCTCTAACACGATCCATATCAACCGTAGAACCTGATATAAGTTCACCCTCTTGTAACTTACGTGCTTCTACGTCTGCAACTTTTTGAGCTTCATTAATCTGTGCTACACTTAAACCTAATTGAGCTAACTGTTGAGGGTTCATAGTTTGAGCATCTACGAGAGCCTCAGCACTAGGCTTACCTGTAGCCGCTTCTAGTCTATCTAGTACGGCAGATACATCAGCAGTAGCTTCGATAGCTTCATAAGTTACAGCAGGTGTTACTTCAGGAGCATCAACTGCTTCTGCTGTTTCTGCTACAGTTTGATCTACCTGTGGAATCTCTGTACCAACTGTACCTACACCTGTTGCTACTTTTCCAGCCTCAACATCAGTTGCACTAGGAGTCGCTACTTCTGATTTTACAGTACTGCTTATAGGGTCATCTAACATACCCTTAGTTACTTCTGCCGCACTAGGTACTTCTGCAACTTTGTAAGCAGCTGAAGCAGAAGCTAATTTAGCTTGGGCAGCATTAATACCAGCTTGTTTAGCCATAGCCGCATTAGCTAGTGCCTTATTACTAGGATCTTTCTGTGAAGCAGCTATGGCGGCTTGAGCATCTTGCTGGGCTTTAGCGTAAGCATCCTGTGCTGTATTTAGGTTTGTTACACTGCCACCTTCCTGATAACCCTGAATATAACCACCCTGAGCCATACTAATGCGCTTAGATGCTACCTCTGCCATCTTGCCTAGCGTAGATGCCGCTTTAGGTGAAGCCGCTAAAAATGCCGCTTGTTCATCTGCTTGCATACCCTGCATCTCTGGTATTATCTTACCCATTTGTTCAGGTGTAAATCCACCAAATTTCATAGCCATTTTAATAGTCCTTATTAATTACCCAACTTCATCCAAACTGCAGCAGCAACAAAGCTGAATATAGCAATGGTTGTTATTTTTACGAATGTGTTCCATATACTTAAACGTGTTTGTCTCCACGTTGTTAATAGGTTACGTACTTCACGTATGTCTTCAGCAGCAGACTCATCATGTAGTCCTAACTCACGTAGAACTAACTTAGCTCCACGCTTAGCTGATCTGTCTAGTATAAGTTCTAGCTCTTCTGGGGTCAATGTTATATTAGTCATTTTGTATCCTTAACTAGACCCATAAATAGTGCCTGAATTATTTAACGTGTATGACTGTCCTGTGTTAATAGCATAACCAGCAGCACCTCCACCGTTTTCACCAGAGCGACCCCAACCGCCACCGCCGTTAGTATTAGCTCCATCTGTATTTGATGTTGCGCTTAGAACAGAACCACCTAGAGCAGGGTTGTTAGCTACATTAGCAGAACCATTTATTCCTTGGTTATAGGTAGCGTAATTACCATTACCATCAGGCGTGTTGCTAGTTGCTACCACCGTACAGCCACCACTAGCATAAGTTGTAGCAGGAATAACACCACCACCACCTTGAGGTCCACCTGTACCACCCTGAACTGTGACAGGAACTGTACAGTAACCATAAGTTACATTTGGTGTTGTTCCTCCACCTATAGTAAAACCTCCTGCGGTACTACCGTTGCTTGATGCTTGATTATATGGGCTTTGACCTGCTCCACCGCCACCTCCAGCACCTCCACCGCCGCCACCGCCACCTGCGATGAATGCACCAAAGTTGTTAGTTACTGTAGTGCCAGATGCAGTTATGCTGATAGCGTGACCACCTGCACCCGAATTAGTATTACCACCACGTCCAAAGATAGCACCATTGTTTATAACTACGGAGTTAGCCACGTCTATTGTTAACGAAGGTGTAGACGATGACATTGAGCGAATATGTACGCCAGAATCTACAGTCATTATAATAGGTACTGTTCCATCCCAACCTGCAGCTGTTGCTAGAGTACTTAAAGTAGAAGCCCCATCTATACCTGTAGAAACATTAAAAGAGAAAGCATCTTGTGCACCATACCACTCAGACATAGACATCTGAGCACCTGCAGCTTTACCAATAAGACCTCTAACATCAGCATCATTCAAAGACGTTGAACCAGAGATACCAAGCTCTGTCATTATATTCTGTATAGATATTGCACCGCTACTAGTTACTGACATAATCCAAGCCCTATCTTATTTTGTGAAAAAGAACCTTCCCACCAAGAAGCATAAACTGCCTTAAATTCTTCAGATGGAAAAAACTGTTCTGGAAAGTATCTATCGTATGACCCTAAGCCTGTTGGTGCTATTGAATTATCAAACATATATTTAAAAGAATCACTAGAATTTTCTATACACTTTTTACCACGCTCTTCTGCATAATCCCAGAAGGGTGTTTTAAAATCTGAACCAGCGTAATAGTGAAGCATTATTATAGATTCGTTTGCATCAAGCCAAGAATCATACCTTTGGTTACTTAACTCTATATCAGCGTCATAAAACCAATGTCTGTTAATTATTGTGTTTATTGAATCTACTGTACTAAAAGATGTGGCTTCTAAAGGCTCTAAAAAGAAAGAAGCATTACCATTGTAAGCTAAATTACCTTCAATGTTTCTATGTCTTCTATAGTTTTTGAAAGAGAAAGCATTAGTAGTATCACTAGGTTCTAAATTATATTCATCAAATATATTTTGAACATCAGCCATTACTTCTTCTAAGGTGTTTATATCCTTATTGTACATATAGCCAATAGAACAGCGATTTGCTAAAGGAATACCAAACACCCAACCATAAGGTCTTGCAATAGTTAGTGTATGATTAAACCTAGGATAGTCCCAGTAACATTGGGTGACGTAGACAGAGTTAACTGGTATATAATCTGATTGTTTATGAGAATCATAATTAATAGGCTTACCCGTACAATCTATAATATAATCAGCATCTACGTCTTTAGCTACTACATTTTCTGCTTTTATATTTACATGCTTCTCTAGTTTTAATTCTATATATTCTTGTAATTTAGGTGCACTAAAATGTAGCGCTGTGTTTGGGCTAGGAAAATCATGGAGGAAAGGCTCCATACCCTTACCCCAATTTTGTTTATATATACCTGTCTTTATAGTAGCATCTATTTTATTATAATCTCTTGCTCCAAATGCAAAAAACTCATTCAACCGCGAAGGTAATACTAAATTAGAACCTTCTCCTACTGACTGTGGTTTTATGCTAGGGTCAAAGTACCAATCAATTTCACAGTCAGTTTGATTTTTATAGAAAGCGGCTGACATACAGCCAGCCGTTCCCTTGCCGATTACTGCGATTTTTTTCATTCGGACATCTTTGCTATGGGTGGAAGTTCAAGAGGCCAACCTTCATAAGCTGGAGCATCTCTAAGTGCCTGTCGATAGTCCAGTAATTCTTGAGTAGGATTTTGATCTGGTAATACCATATAATCTGTCCGCGCTAGTTCAGCGTTTCTAAGCTTTCTACAATTCCTATCCATTTCTTCGAGTTCTTCTTGAGTGTGTCCAAGGTGGTGTTCTCCTTGTTCTTCTTCATAGTCAGGCCATTGAGAAAGGTCTGCATCAGCATCTACAACAATATTCTTTCGCCTTTCCGTTTTATGCCATAATATTTTATCTGACATTATTATCTCCTTTAACTAAAAAATACTTTCACGCCACCTCTAGCACCGTATAAGTTTATTGCCGCACCGCCGCCGCCGAGTTCTTGGGCGTTGTTTGCACCACGCGCTGTACCACCATTCCCAGCGTAGGAAGATGTTTGATATCCAGTGCCACCATAATCGCCGTAGCCATTACCACCAGCCCAGATTTTATTACCACCACTTGCACTGTTTGTGTGACTACCACCGTTATCTGTACCACTACCAAAGGTCATAGAATTTACACTTCCCATGTTTGGAGAAGGAGTATTTGAATTACTCTGCGCACTGAAAGTGAAGTGAGGAGTGGTTAAATTACTTACATCATATACTGCTGGATGAACTATCACTTGGTTTTGGTTACTGTGTGAAGTAGTATATATTGTACCTTTAATATTTATGGTGGTTGCATGTGCTTGTCCACCTTGCCAACCTGGATTTGGTGCGCCACCTGCAGGGACTGTAAGAGCGGAACCGTTCAGATCATCAGCTCTACAGGCAATTAATATTGCACTACCGCCATAGCCTCCAAAGCCCCAGCTAGGTGAATAATCTGTTGAGTTAGAACCACCACCAGAACCTACTAATTGTACCCAACAAACTCTGTAGGGTGGAATATTTTGTGGTACATTAATAGTACCTGATGTTGTTTGAGTAATATCTGGACTATTCCAGTTAGGTATATAATTAAGTGCTGGTGTGGGTTCGGGGTCTAATGTAATAGAAAAGGGCTTCCCAGCACTAATAGCACCTCCACTATCAGTAGCTGTAACATTAAAATTGTAAGTTACTTGACCAGAAGTACCAGACCAAGAACCACCGTCATGCACAAGGTTTGTTCCGCTTACAGACATACCGTTAGGTGTATTTCCAGACATAGCATAAACTAAGTCTGAAGTTGCAGTGTTATCATCTGTGAAAAATTGTGTGAGGTCTAATGAAAATGCTGATGAAGCTGTATTTAAAATACTAGCAGTATATGTATTAGCACTTGGAATTGGTGGTAGGTTGATAATAGATTGCCAACCAGTATTCATATAGAGTCTAATGTTATCACTTGTGGTATTATAATACGCATCTCCAATACTCGGACTAGATGGATCTGAAGAAAGTGTCTTGAAAGACTCAGTAGGACTAGCCGCTGGAAGGTTTGCTGGACTATAATAGTAACTACCCTGTTGCCCATCTAATAAGTCAGCGTCTAGGCCAGATCCAGAACCGTCTACAGTTTTAACAGCTGTAAGTATCTGAGATGCAGACTGATCAGCCGTAGCACCACTCTCTATTCCATCTAGCTTTGATTTAAGTGTTGTTGTGAAGTTCTTTTGACTAAGACCACCATCTCCTACACTGTATGTTGTGTTAGTATCTACTACTGTTTCTGTAGCTGTAGATAAACCCGTGACGTGACCATACGTATCAAGAGTAATATCTTGTATATATGTTCTACCAGAGTTGTTTGATGAACCTTGAGAAGATGTATCACTATGACTTAAAGTTACATTACCAGTACCACCACCTGATAAACCAGCACCAGCAGTAATAGTCTGGTCATTCTTAGCATTAGACTCAATGCCATCTAGTTTAGAGCCATCAGAGGCTACGTCACGTCCGTCTACTGTGCCTGATACAACTACATTACCAGTAACGTTTATGCCTGTTTGGCTTATGACCATGTTTGAAGGTGAGCCGTCATCATCACGGAAAGTTACGCTGTCACTATCTACAAACAAAGTACCTGTAGTGTTTATTAAGTGGCTGTAGCCACTGTTGTGATGCTTTAGTGTAAGTTCATCGCTAGTACCAAGACTTAATACACCATCATCGGGAAGTGAGACATTCGTAGCACTGGCTGTTCCAGTTACTGATACATTTCCTGTTGAGGTAATATTAGCAAACGTAGGGTTAGCACTAGTAGCAACATCCTGACCAATAGCAATATCATTAGCATTAACGGTAACACCAGTACCACCACCTACAGTCAATGTACGGTTAGCAGTCAAGTCACCTCCACCTGTTAAACCATTACCTGCAGTAAGAGTACGTGCTGTTGGGGTTTTGGAGTCTAAGGCAGTCTGTAATCCATCTACATTAGATATAGTATGATTGTGGCTATCATCTTGTACAACAGCTGTAATAGTAGCATCAGCAGAACCATCAAAAGAAACATTACCTGTTACGTCACCAGAGAGTTGTATAGTACGAGATGTTTCTAATGCTGTAGCTGTAGCCGCGTTTCCTGAAGTATCTTGGTTGCCTGATGTGTTAACACCAGCAAGGTTTATATCAGCAGAACCATCAAAAGAAACACCACCAATACTACGGGATGTCTCTAATGTTGTAGCTGATGTAGCATTACCAATTAAGTCACCCGTAACATTACCTGTAACAGTACCTTCAATATTTGCATCTAGTGTAGCCTTAACGTAACTTGAATGTGATCTGTCAATAGCCCCTGCTGGTACAGGATCATATTCATCTGTAAGATACCACTTAGAAGAAGAAGCGTCATACCATATTCCCATATGTGTATAACCAACACCTGATGTACCAGTGTTACGATTAGTCCAGAAACCAGAGTCTACATTAACAGGAGAGGCTACACCCTCCCAGTTATCATTTAATGTGTGTCCTGTTGTTGCACCGAACTCAACATAAATATTATCTCCAGAATGTATAAGCTGTTTGTTACCTGTAATATCATTTGCGCTAGAGAATGTAGTAACAAAACCATCACGACTTACCGCAAAAGTATCTACACCTCCAGTACCTGAACCCACACCATCAATCTTAACATCGTAAGTAATAGTGGCTGTACCTGTATAGTGACCTGAGAAGAAAGCATCGTCTAGTCCTGTACCTGTAAAAGTAGTACCTGCCTCACCAATAGCGTCACCTTCATTTGCTCTGTAGAAAGGAGCACCAGCAGTAACATCGCTTGAAGAGGTAGTACTTGTTGTACCTGTAACGTTAAGGTTTCCGTCAATAGTAAGATCACCACCGATATGTTGATCCATCTGAACACGGAATGTTTTGATAGAGTGGTTTTGTTGTGCTAGGAATATAACACCTTCAGTACTATCTACCTTAACAACAAAGCCCAGACACATAGGATAGTTTGGATATACAGGTGGCATAGTCTGAGTTGCACCGTCAGTAATACCTGTAAAAACCTGACCAACACTAAGGTGGCTGGTATCAATACCGTCTAGAAGACCTGCAATAACTATGTAGCCGTATGAGTTATTCGGTATGTCAGATGCAGTCATACCTTCAGATTTATATTTACTCTCAGACGTAGCGTTAGCTAAAGCTATTGTAGGAACATGTGTTACACCAGAACTACGACTACCTGAAAAATGAACAGGTTTACCTTTAGTAATAGTAGATCCTGAATTGTTGTAAACACGTGCATGTTCTTCAACACCTAGTTCGTGTACAACATTAGAGTCTTCACTGTGATAGTTGATTGTCTTATGTACGTTATCATACCATATACGACCCTCACGATGAGAAGGATGAGATGATTGTGCATCAAAGTCTACATATTCACTGACGTGTACTTTACCACCTACATCAACATCACCTGTAAAATCACCTGTGGTAAAATTACCTGAAGCTGCAGTAACAGCACCAATAGTTGTACCGTCAATAGTACCCCCATCAATGTCTATTTCTCCGTTAGCATTTGTATATACTGCCTTAGATGCAGGATACGTCATAAATATATCTTTAGTACCTGCAGAGAAACTCTGAGCAGAAGCACCATTAGACCCTGCTAATACTGTAGTACGAGAGAGTGTATTACCTGTATTCCAAGTACCTATTCCTACTTCCCACTCATCAACACCAGAAGAGGTATGCACAACAGCGTAGTAAGTTGTGTCACCGTTAGACATGTAAGAGTTAAAAGGATCAAAAGTAGAAGAAGCCCCACCTAAAGTAAAAGCTCCTGTACCTGTAGAAGTAGTTCCTTCTTTTACACGATCTTTAATGATAAATGCCATTATGCAATACCTATCTTGTTATTTAAGTAATACGAATTACAGCGTTACTAGCATCTGCTGTTGGGAATACTATAGTAAAGTCACCACTTGTAGATGTTACAGTACCACCAAAATCAAATACAGCAACAGCTTTGTTAGCTTGTGATGAATTATATATTATAGCACCGTCTGCAGCAATACTTAAATTAGTAAATACTTCATCTGCAAAATCTAAAAATACAGTATTTCCTGATAGTGTAATAGTAGCACTATCTAAAACCTGACCCCCAGCAGAGTAGTTAGTACCTACTGCCTCATCTGTATTTCCTGTTACGTCAGAATAGTTAGCTGTACCAACACCATAACTGCCTGATGGTGAAGCTTTTATTAGAGCCACTTTAAGTGAATCTGTATCCATATCGTGAACACCACCAAGTAACTCTTGCTTGAAGCTGTTGCACATCGCCGTTGTAATAGCCATTGGTTATGTCCTTTATATTTCTAAATGCACAAAGGGGCCAGCATATAGCCAGCCCCAGTGTTAAAGTTTTTACGCAGCGTTGTAGTGCGCTGTGACTAATGCTTCTGGACGAAGAATCTTGCGCCCGTAAAGATGCATACCGCGAACAATGTCAGCGAATGAATCTGGGTCACGATAGTTCTCAACCTTGTTGATCTGCTCAGCAGAAGCAACAGCATCGTCTTGACCAGCTACGATAACACCAAAGTTTACGTCTTGTGCTAGTGCACCAGAAGTTCCAGCACCTGTACCCTTAGTAGGTAAAGAGTTGGATTGGTAAATACGGAAGCCGTGTAGGTTGTTTAAGACCAAGCCGTTTTGTAGACC